ATCTAGAAAAAAAAATGTACAAATGTACATTTTTTACAGTTTTCTAGTATCTAATTTCTAGTATCTAATTTCTAGTCTCTAATTTCTAGTATCTAATTTCTAGTTTCTAGTCTTTAATTGTTTCCACACAACCACGCCGAGTTCTCCAAGCGATCGGCTAATGGAATTTTCGACTGCCTTACCGGGTTCACCTCGAATAGCTCGTCATAGTCCCGATCCGATTCACAGTCATCGTCGTCGAACTCGAGAAACCCCTCGGAGTTGTACCACATCGTCCGCTTTTTGCCATCGCTGCGAAACTCATTCAGATCATACTTCTCGGTCTGTTGAACCAACTCGTCCATCGTAATCGGGCCGGCGTCATCATACTGGTCAATGAAATCCTCTCTGAGCAGCTCAGCGAGTTGTTGCTCCAACTCCGCCACTCTCTGGACAAGTCGTGTCTCAATCTCGTACACTTTTGCGGCAATCTGATGAATATTTTGCTTGGTATTTGAAATCTTAGGGCAGGTCATCTTCTTCAATATGAAATACTGACGACCTTGCCCAGGGATGTTGATGCACCATTGGCCATCCTCGGCTTCGATTGCGTCATACAGATCCCAAGCGTACGAGGTATCGAACCACTCGGCCATATGCACAAAGGCACTGCTCGCCCAGTCCCACTTGCCTGTATTGATGAAATCGACGCGATCCACGATGCCAATATTTAAATCACTGAATAATTGTTTAATAGATTCTTGTTCCCAGTCATTTGGGATATAGGGAATATAGAGAGACATAATCTCGGAACTGATAGAAGACATTGTTTTGGAACGCGGGCTGGGAATAAGGTGTGCATACAGGTTCTACATAAAAAAGCATTTCAATTTTTTTTTTAGAAGGGTTAAAATGAACCAACTAAAAAAATTTAATACTCATTTTAGTTAGTTAATCGATTTGAAATTGCCTAGACTCAGATGAAATTTTTTTATTTATAAATAAAAAAAATTGAAATGCTTTAAACCAATGAAATCGTTCCAACAACGGAATTTGCATCGAGTCAAAAATGAGCTCAATTAATCAATCGCTTTCGCTATTTATTCCTCGTGTGAACTCCAATGTCAATACTGAGTTTATGGTTTACATTTTCGAGAATTTGTACGAGCTTGGAAAGATCAGCCGTATTGATCGCGTAAAGAAACACCGAAGGTCCTATTTTAGTGCTTATATTCATTTTGAGTACTGGAACGTGACGACTACGGTAGAGAATTTCCAGAATCGTGTCACCTCTCCGGAAAAGGAGGCACGTATCGTCTACTCAGATCCCTTCTATTGGGTTGTTTTCGAGAATACCAGTCAACGTATGAGTGTTGAAAAATGTAATTTTACTGAGCTAATCGAAGTGGAGAGAGAAAAAGTCGGCGATTTGGAGATGCAGCTTTGGATGATGCATCAGTCCCTTATAAAGGAACGTGAATTGACACGGGAATTGAGAAAAGAAAACGAGCTTCTCAGAGAGGAACTCAATAAAAAATTCAAGTTGATCACGAGAGACGATTACTTGGACACGATGATTTAGATTTATGAAAAATAATTATTCATTATAGCCTTTTTCTAGAAGCCAAATACCCAGCAGCAGTTGTTCCAACCATACCATATGCAGTGCCCGGCTGATAAATATAATTATGGTTGCTAGTATAGCATAATGTATTTCTGCAATTATTTAAATTATAAGTAACGGGAACATATGCATTTAATGTGCTTAAATTGGTTGCACGCATATAGGGAGAAAATCTAACAGGCATAATTATAATATCACGCGATATTATAATTTATAGTTTTTTCATTTTCCACAGCCACATCCACCACTACCTCGCACATTTGCAATTCGGCCCACTATAGAGTTCTGGAAACCCATATTTGTAGGTCCAGTTGCAGCCTGCTGAGCAGGTGTCTGATTAACTAAAGGTCTTATAGCAATACGTGGTAGAGGTCTATTTCCACTGTGAATTATTTGACCCATATTAATTCTAACCATTTAATATATAATTATATTTTTTTACTAGAAATACAACTTTATTCACGTTGCTAAAATATTATTATTCTTATATTATAATGTCAACAACTAAAACCGCGACTCAAACTCCTGATCTAAATATAAATGCAAGTAAAACACCAACGTCTATTCCATCATCTTCGTCCATAACGCTATATCATTTTGGGCGTTTTAATGATTTTCATGGTGTAAAATATGTAGTATTTACACGTCTCGGTTTTGAATATTAAATTATAGGTGCGACTTCTCTTAAAATTAACTCAACACTATTTTGCGTGTTAAGACCATCTATCGCTGTACATACATCAACAATGACGCCATTAATTTCATAACCACTGACGCCATTATTATTTAAAACATTTTTATCAGAACATTGACAAGGAAAAAATGGAATAATCTGATTACTATTGACAATTGCAACATTTGAATTAATAACAAATTGAACAGTATATGTATTATCAATTGTATCTATGTCCAATATAGTCGCTTCTAGAACTGGAGAAGACAGTGACACCTGTGCGTAGATTTTTTGACCAACTTCATAAATAATTTCAGAAGAAAACATAAACGGATCAACATACGCCTTGTATATAATTGCGTCGTCTCTATACGAACGAATGTTATCTGCTGGGCAATCACAACCACTTACAATTGATGTTTTAACTGTTTTTCCACCATAAACTGGAATGGCAGGATTAAAAGGGATTGGTAGCCCATAAGTGGGTGGTATAACTCCACGTCGAATATCTCGCTTGGCTTTAAGTCGATCCAAATAGCGATAATACGAGTTGTGTTTAATATCTACACCATATCCACCAGGTGTACCCGCACCAGGTCTATTACGTGTTTGAGTATGACGTAAACTGCTACCGTGATAAAAACTGCCCTGAGAAGTTGCACTATTTGTCTGATAGTGTGGTAAAGCACGGTCACTCATTTGATTCCAATTTACGCCAATACCCAATAACAGAGACGGTTTTTGATACACATTTAAAGCCCCTAAATTCATCGTATAAAGAGAAGATGGGACTCTTACGGTATTTTGTATGAGTTTTTGGGTTTGATATTGATATGCCGGGTCACTCGTATTTAATTGAAAATTATTACCGCGACAAGATAAATTGAGATTAGAACCGAAATTTTTAAAATTATTATTTTGGGTTTGTGTTGAACCAGAACCTGGATCACCTGGATATACTAATGCCATTTATATTATTGATCGAAAAGAAATAAAATTGAACTTTTAAAATAGGATTAAAATCGAAACAACACATAAAATGCCGTTTGATTCAATTCAGAGTTCGAGTTCGAGTTCGAGTTCTCATTGTTGCAGTTATTGCGGTAAATCATATACCAGAAAAAGCTCATATGATCGTCACTTTCTTATGTGTGATAATGCTTATAAATCAAAGCGGTTGAAAAAATGTGAAGCCGAGGAGTCAGACCCACAAAGGATACCATCCATTTCTGTCTTATATAATATTATACAGGAATTGTTGATAAAACAGGAGAAAATGGAAAAGAAAATAGAAGAACAGCAAAAATGGATTGACAGAAAAAAAAAGAAATTGAATATTGTAGAATGGTTGAATACGAATATTATTCCCAAATATATTTACCGAGATTTTGTCAAATCTATCATCGTGACAGAAGAAGACATTAATTGTTTAACCGATTGTAATTTTGTATTATGTGTTTTTAACATAATAAAAAAGAATTTAAAGACGCCAAAAGAAAATCCGATTATCTGTTTCTCGGAAAAGGCATCTGTCTTTTATATTTACGAAGTAGATGCTGATTCTTCCAAATGGAAGAAAATGACGGCAGATGATTTGGTTTATATGCTTAAAATCGTTCATTCAAAATTGTTGCACGCTTTGTGCAGTTGGAGAGATAATAATGCAGAGAAAATGACAAATAGTGACAAAATGGCGGAATTGTATAATCGCACAGTCATTAAATTAATGGGTTCGGATTTTAATCAAGAATCACTCTTGACAAAAATCAGGGCTCCGCTTTACAATCATTTAAAAGAAAATCTATTGAATACGGTTGAATATGAATATGAGTTTTAAACGTTAGTACCTTTAAACGTTAGTACCTTTAAACGTTAGTACCTTTAAACAGTCGGAAACGACGCCTGCATTGCAATGCCACACACTCCAGCATCATCGACACTTTCGCTTCGCTCAATCTTAACATAGCCACCATCCCCCCACGTATCAGACCAGCTATTTTTTACCAGCCAAAATTTAATACCATTTTCTTCACCATACCCTACAATAAGCACACCGTGATCCAATGATGTTCCGCAAGCAGAACCCGTAATAACCCCTCCAGAGTACGACTGAAATGTCCTTGTATCCGCCTCGATCGCAACTGATACCGGTCCTAATGAAACCGCATTTTTCAAAGCCAATTGATCACCAGACTTGACATCTAAACAAGAGTCAAATGATGCAACCGACTTGCATCCACTCTTACACACACTTCCTGACGCGGTATAAGGATACGCATCTTCGGCACAAATACCATTATCTATCACATAAGTAAAAGCATTGTCCATTAATCCTCCATTGCAACCTAAATTTCCATACTTTCTCGAACAATCCACCAATTGCTGCTCAGATAAGCTCACTAAATTACCAGTAGCGATTGACCACGCACCCTCCAATGCACCCGTTGTCGAAAAGGACCAGCAACTTCCGCACTGCCCCTGGTCCTTGACCGGTGTAACAGCATTCTTACTACGCCAATCAATCGCTAAAAGATCCGTATTATCACTAGATTTAAATGTCGAACAAACAGAAGACTTCAATTCAGACTTATATCCACCAATATATTGTGCTTTGAATTCGCTCGGTGTAAGATCCGTAAATTGATTCATTCCAAGGGTGTAATTGTTACGCGAGTCAGCGTTATGTTCTAAAATTTGTTTCAAATTACTTCTGAAAATATTGAAACGTAGTTCAAATTCTTCTAAAGACTCGTATTTCTTTTGGAACTTTGAAATAAATTGCTCAAAACGAGTCCATTCATTTGTCGATGCATTCACCAATGCAACAAGCGACGAAACAAACAACAACTGATTCATAAACAGCATATTATATTATAATTATCTACTTTTTTTTAAGCCGTTTATAAATGTTCTTTTACACGTATTTCCTTTTCCTTGAGTGTCATCTTTTCACGTGTATTTAATATATATTGACCACACGGTCCACAATGATCTTCATTTGATAAATCTATTTTATTATTTATTTTTTTATTACAATAATCAATATTCCATCTTCCCAATACTTTCTTCTGCTCTCCGATTACAAATTTTCTTAATGCGTAAAATAGTTGCTTCATATATCATAACATATTTTGTATTTAAATTATTTGTAAATATACAAATTATGTGTTTCTGTTTAAAAATACTAAAACGCTTGCAATTTTCCACTACACCTTTGTAGGATAAAATTTTTGGTAAAAAAAATAATAATGCATTATATTATGAACACGCGTTTTAAAAAAACCCGTAATAAGCTTTCAATATTTGGTAATATGGGATGGTTATGCGGTTACATATACGGTTTCACTGCGAGTATTTTTAATGAAAATATCGCAAAATTCACTTTTTTCTGTGGGTGCGACAATTTTGAAGACGGATTCGATAGGGGATTCAAAGACGAATCCCGTTAGAAATAAGATGCCATAAATTCCTCGGGGGTCATTATTGGAATACCCAATTTTCTCGCCTCTTCCGCCTTTCCAGTGTTCTCTTCTTTTGATTTCGCAATTACAACCACCGTATTTTTACTCACACTTGTACCCAAATTGGCACCCACTGTTTTTAAAGCCGCTTTTATTGCATCATCTCGCACCCCAGTCATCACTACCGATTTCTTATATAGTGGATGACCCGCATCCACACTTTCTATTGCTACTTTTTGACCCAGCTTACTTTCCAAACCAGCCTCATTCATAAATGCCAGAAATCCTGGAATCCCGGCAACAAACGCCTCTGCCGTTTTCCTTGCCATTCCTTTGATTTCCGAAACCTTTTCGATTTTCTTCGCCGACGATTCTGGTGAAACCAAAATGTCGGGATATTTTTCCAAAATGGGCTCGATTTTCTTGTCGCTTATACCTCGACCGAATATATTGGATGCCGACATTATTGTAAGTAGTGTTACTTTCTCTAGACTACTGTGAATCCCGTCGTATATTTTTGTTGCCAATTTGTCTTTGAATCCTTCGATTTTTAACAAATCCGACTTTGACATATGGATAATTTTTGGGACACTATTATATCCGGCAGAAACTATCCTAGCAATATTTCCACTGCTTAAACCGTCAACTCCAATTCCCCGGAAAAATCCGGTAATATTTTTCTCTAGAACGGTCAAATTGGATCCAGCATCTTCAAGCATTATATCAATATGTGTATCATTCCATTTATACGGTAAGTCTGGCATTTTTGCCTCTGCCGCAGGGACAGTGACACCTCGAATGTGTGGTATTACATCCCCACTTCGAATTATCTGAATCAATGCACCAATACCAATCTTATTCTGTTCTATAAATGCGGCATTAAACCCGGTAGCATATTCGATTGTCACACCACCCAATTTTATCGGCTCTATTTGAACACGCGGTTTCAAATATCCATCCTTACTTGGTGTCCAAATAACATTCACTACTTTAGCCTCTGCTGTCTGATCGGATAATACCATTTTAAAGGCGAACGAATGATCCGGATTACCTGTTTTTCTTGAATATATTCGATCATCCGTTACAATAATACCGTCAATTTCATATATATATGTTTGACGCCATTCGACTAATAACTCCGATAAAATTTCATTTGTAAGCTCTGTGACACTTTTGTGCTGAACCGTTTCAAACCCATCTTCAATCAACAAGTTCATTTGATCTGAAGGCTTTAGCTCAGGTTTTATCACTTCATAAGATACAAAGTGAAGATCCTTTGCTTTTTCGTCGATGGTTCGATGATTCACTATGCCCGCAACCAGATTACGAATATTGGCAAATTTTGAAGAATATTTATCTGCGAATACCGATTTAGGCATTATAAATTCCCCACGGACTACGACACCCTTTCTCTTTGGCAAATTCAAAAAGGGAATCAGATGACTTACATCCTGTCCGACCTTGCCGTTTCCACGCGTATATAATTTTGGTTTTGCACCTTCAGTCGAATAGAGACCACTAACCCCATCTAATTTACACGATATCACATAAGGTCCAATGTATTTTTGTTTCCAAGAAATTAATGCACCAGTGTCTGGTTTTATTTTATCCATAGATGCCATTTCGTATGGTAATTCTACCTTGTTCTTTTCAACTGGTGCTCCTATTTGTTTGAAAATGTCGTTTCCGGGATACTTTTTCTCTAGATACTCCTTTACTATATCGTATTGCATATCGTTCATTAAGGGTTCCTTGTCGTTATGGAATGCCTTGTCACATTCAGAAACGATTGCCGCTATTTGTAGTTCTGTCAAATGTTCCAGAACATCAATACCCATTTTTTTGAATGCAGCGATTTGCTCCAATACATCATCTGATACCTTTGTTGAACCTAATTCTACGAATTTTCCGGCATCCTCTACGCTTATCGCAATTTTATCCGCTTTTTTTGCCTTTTCCTTTTTCACCTTGTCACCTTTTGGTGTACGCTGTTTTATTTGTTTTTTTTCTTTAACCACGGATTCAGCCTCTTTGACCACTTGTTCCGCCTCGGATTCAACAATTTTCAACTTTTTTTTCAGTGTTTTTGTTTTCTTCTTTGTAATTGGTAACAAACTTTCCAATTTTTCAACTAATGGTGATTCTGTGGCTACAACAACAGCCCTGCCATCGACCCGCTCGACTGGTGTTTTATAAACAAGCCCCAAGAAATCAAATATATCCTTTTCATCCCTGAAAATATGCGACACCTTTTCTCCCTTCTTTTTGCCTTCCATTTTGGATAATTCGTGCTCATTAAGAGAATAACCAAGCTCCAATGCCCTGCCACGCATTACAGTATTAAAACCCTTGCTTCCTGTAAAATAAAGCACCGAAAATGGATACTCTTCTGGTTTTGCATACAAGAAATCAACCCGGCGAGCATATTCTTTCCCAGGTAACTTGGCAATAACAAGACACTTTGTTGGTCCGCGAGCCAAAACTTCCAAAATGATCTTTTGTTGAATCAGCATATCAATAAAATTCTTGAATACATTTTTATCAGTAGATGTGATAATCATATCAATATCACCAGAATCTGCAGCACCACGTCGGTAACTACCTACAATTTCAAATCGCGAATCCACGGATGCCACTTTTTGGAAATCCGCTGAAAATAGCTGATCATATTCTTCAATTTCACTGCGAGGTATGCGTCTCATAATATCGTCGTAATATTTTAAACCTATTTTTTGTGTTTCGTTTAATAATTTGT